GTCCATTCTCTTGAGGAGTTTAAAATGAAAGCTGTTACTAAGCAGTTCCGTAGTTTGATATCCGGCAAGTTCCTCCCACGTTCTAAAGACCGAAACGATCCGGAATTTTGGACGTGGATTGTGGAAGTTGCCTTAGATGTTCAACGACGGGAAAACGAAGCGGCAGCTATCAAGCTGGCGTTGGCTGAAAAAGCGCGGGATACTCGCAGATCTTTCCTTGGGTTGCACCCAACGGTAAGGTCTACTATGCGTCCCGTTTTCAGCCAAAACATTCCGAGCCTGTTTCGAACGCGAGATGGGAGGTTTTGGTCACTCAGGGCTGAATTGAAATCTCGGCCCTGGGAACTTTTACCTTACCAGTTCGTAATCGATTGGGTGGCGAAATGAAACGCCGCTCTTCGAGAGTTATGGGCAGGATCGTTAGTCCGACTTTGCAATCGGACGAATCCGTCTGTATCGCCTGTGGCCAGCCCATTTGTGAAGATCACATTGGGCTCCAAACAGTTCAGTCCCTGCGAGAAGATTTCTGTGCCGCGAAAGTGGCATCAGGAACACTTGATCCGAACTGGAAAAAGTGGCAACTCCTTGCAGTTAAAGATCTGTTGAAGCGTGGAGTTAAGTGCACTACGGCGCTCAAAATGATTATGAGCCTCGCTGGTGACTCTTCTCTTCACTGACACCGGTACTACAGTTTTTCTCAGTAACCGGAGTTCTGATCATGGTAATAAGAAAGTCAGTCGATCGGCGCAGGTTCCATATGCGTCAAAGCATATGTAAGACCTGCGTTTCGTTCATAATGGCTCTCGCCGTGATCTTAGGTCCGGTTGTCTGGGAGCGGATCACTAGCATTGCTAGTATGTTGCTCGTACCTCCTATTAGTAAAATAGGAGGGTAAATTATGGGCATTCCGACTAGTAACGAGTTGGCTCAGATCCTCGAGCAGCTCCGGGTTAACCAGGTGTATAACCCCTATACGGATACCGTCCGCGCGGAAATGGTAATCGTGATTGGGAAGAACGATGTCTTTCGGTTCCCAGTGGCCTTGATGACGAATCAAGACGCTGAGTTTCGAGAGATTTTTATTATTCCCCGTCGACGAGAACCTCGCGTGGTGGTGTACGTTAAGGAAGTTGTAACGCTTGGAAACTCTGAAGCTGTCCGTGTCCACGTTCTAGATCGGCCTTACAGATGGGTCAAAGCTGGGTCTAAATGGGGCGTTCTGTTCCCTGCCACTAGGAGAATTCCTAGTGTACAGGTCAGGACGTTACCCACCGATCCCGCAATGAAACCTGTTAAAATTGGCCCTTTGAACGAGGTGAGCCACCGCATTATCGCGAAACACCTTAGCGAGATGCGAATCGTGGAGATGAAGCGATTCAATCCACGTGGTGCAGGGAGTAGATTTGGACTCGCGTATCCCCAACGACAGAGGCCGACATTGGAAGTGATAAACTGGGACAATTTTTCAACCGGACGCTACGGGGAGGGGGCGTGGAGCGCGAAAGCTCCTGTGCCTACTCTCCGTTGGTATCGGTTGTTTGCCTCAGTGAACACTCCCGGTTTTCGGTTTCTGAAGAAGGGTAGGTTACCGGTTAATCCGTATAGCCTAACGCGTATTCAAGTCGAAGATCCCATGGGTATGGATTACCGAATGTGTTGGTACCAACCATGGAACTACCAGTCTCAGACTCATTATCCGAGTAGCTGGTATATCCCTACACCGGCAGGACCGACGCATGATGTGTCGGCTTACAACCTTGCTTTGAGACGTTGTATTAGCAGTGCCGAATTAGGCATAGACGGGAACTTGGCCCAGGATTTGGCTCAGATTGGTCAACTTACGAACATGATGGGTGATTCTATCCATCGTATAGTAGCGGCCATTCGGAATACCAAACGTGGGAGATTCAAGGACGCCTGGGAGTGTTTGACGACTCCTACTGCAAAGTCTCGAGGTCTTGGGTACCGAGTCAGTGGGGAGGGCGCTCGAAAATCATCGAGAAGCTCTGTTTTACCCATGGACTTTCGCGTTGATATGTTAACTCGTGTTGACGTGGACTTAGGGCGAGTAGTCTCAGCCTCAAAAAGCGTAGCTGAAAATTGGCTGGCGCTTCAATACGGCTGGAAACCATTGCTCTCTGATATAAACGGTGCCATCATCGCCTTGGCCGAACTAATGTCCGACCCTGGTGAAGATGTTGTGAGAACTGCAAAAGGTTCAGGTAAGACTGTTCAAAAGCAAAAGATGGAACTCGGCACGTCGTCGTCTTGGTACCAGAAAACTGGAATGTTGGAAACTACAACATACAGTCGGTGCAAGATCGGCTTTCGTTACCGAGTCGACTCTCAGCTTAAGGCGTTCTTAGCCCAAACCGGTTTTACAAATCCCATTAATCTGGCATGGGAGGTGCTTCCGTACAGTTTTGTGGTTGATTGGTTCATCCCAATAGGCCCTTACCTCGAGACGCTTAGTGCGTACGATGGTTTGGTTTTCCTTGATGGGTATGTGACTAAAGCCACAATGCAGTACACCTCGGCGTATCACGAGTACTCTGGGCCTTTTCCTGCGTATCCGGGACTACCCATAGTGTGGACAAAGAAGGCGAGATATTGGCGGGAGTATCTTCTGATTAACCGGATTAAGCTGTGGAGCTTTCCGGTTGCAGAGATGCCCTCGTTCAAGAACCCGTTCTCCGTTGAACATGCTTTAAATGGGTTGGCCCTTTTGCGCGCGGCCTTCAAGTAGTTGTGAGTCCAGATTTACGTCGACATCCAAGATTGAAATCTAGGAGTACATAACATGGCGAATAGAATTCCCATGGCTGTGTCGACCCTGCTTAGTGCTGTGCATAAAACCACAAGTGCTACAGTTGGGGTAGACAAAACGTTTAGTCCCGAAGGGGTTATTGCCCCGGGGGTTTCACGTTACGTCGACAGGAGCGGTGGTATTGCTCTTGGCTTCCCCTGGTATACGTTCGGTGTGCGCCCGCCTACCAAGACGAGCCGCGTCTACCGTATAACCCAGAAACTGGGTGTGCCGCACTTGGAAACGGTCTCTGCCTCAACGGCCTCCGGAATTGTTCCGGTTGCGCCGGTGGGATACAGCGACCAATACATCGGCGAGTTCCTGTTTAGTGATCGAGGGACTTCCGCTGAGAGAGTTGCTTTTCTCTCAATGGTACTCTCGACCATGATAGCTACCATCACAGCGTCTGACGATGCTCCGTCTAATGCGACGGATAGTCCTCTGATTGCTGCGGTGACAAACTTCGAGTCGGTTTACTAACGACTCGTTCGGAACTAACTCAGTATCATGTCTCATGCAAAGCGTGATAAGAAGTTCTTGAAGAACCTCCGACGTTTCCGTGTCCCCTCGGAAGTAACAACCGAGGCCATCTATCGGATACTTGAATCTCTTCGTTGTCCCCGAGCTCAAACGGTGTGTATGCTCTACCAGTATGGTGAGCATGCGCAACTCGCTGGGCTTAGGTTCGACCCTCTCTGGTTTAATACATTAGAGAGTTTAAGAGATGCCTACGCGGCGACCACTCTCCTTTCTAAAGCCGATTTCTTAGAAACAGGCTTTGATCTGGAGCAGCGAGCGCTGGATAAATTCGAGAAATTCGAACGATCCTGTAGAGTTACTAACTCATTCTTTAAACATCTGGAGTATGACCCCTGTTTCGTGGGTCATACCGTATGGTTGCATAACGCAATTATACGGAAAATTTCCACTGTTTTAGGTGAGTTTTGTTATCAAGATCTGTTAAGCATGGCGAATTGGGGCCCTGGCTCTTCCACATTCATACCGCGGAGGTACGCCAGTTCGACCAACAAGTTCCAATACGAAATTGGAATGACACGTAGGTTATTTGCTTTGTTTCCTGTGGAAGCTCTAGTGGATTCATACCCACTATGGTTTAACCACTTCGTATCTCGGGGAAGTCATTTCTCGGGAGAACGAGGGAACAAGGTCATCACTGTCGCCAAAGACGCCACTGCAGACCGTGTCATCGCTCAGGAACCAGGTTTCAATATCTGGTTCCAGAAAGCGATTGGCATTAATATGCGGCGGCGTCTATTGCGCTTTGGGATCGACCTTACTAAACAGAGTAAGAACCAGGAGTTAGCGCTTCTCGGCTCAAAAACCGGGAAAGTTGCGACTCTTGATTTCTCATCTGCTAGTGATAGCATTGCTGAGTGGGTTGTCGAGGAATTATTTCCTCCTCGATGGGCCTGGCTCATGAATGCGTGCCGGTCTCATCACGGGTATCTACACGGTGCTTGGTCTCGTTGGAACAAGTTCTCCAGCATGGGGAACGGGTTTACCTTCGAGGTCGAGTCGCTGATATTCTACGCCATAGGAATATGTTGCGCAGAATACTTACAGACCCCGCTCGGAACAGAGAGCGGTTTGTTTGTGAACGTCTACGGTGACGATGTAGTCATCCCGACGGTGTGTGTAGATTTATTCTCTGAGATGTGCCTCTTCTATGGGTTCACGATAAATACTCGGAAGACACACTACGTGTCTCCGTTTCGTGAATCCTGTGGTAAGCACTATTACTCAGGTGTCGAGGTAACGCCCATTTACCTTAAGGGTAAGCTCTCAACCATTCCGGCTGTTTTTAAGTTGGCGAATGCCGTCCGTCGCCTAGCTCATCGCAGGAACAACTATTGCTCTTGCGACGTTAGGTTACGGGCCGTATTCGATTTCCTTGTCTCCTCTATACCGAATGAATTCAAACTTCGGATAGATGAGGGGCTCGGGGATGGTGGCTTCATCTCTAATTGGGATGAAGCTACTCCTACGCGTGCAAGCAAAC